GCAACTGTACTATCATCCCATCCGTCAGGCTTAGAGTCAGGGAAAATGAACAAATGCCCATGTTTCATATGGGTATCGTGAATTTCTTTGTTACCGTAATCTGAGTTCTTGTAAGGTTTAATAGCTTGTACTAGAAAGTTCTTCTTTGCTAACCAAGCTGATTTCAGTCCGCGAGATGAGCAATTGATGAGGAGATAGACGCGTAAATGAAACTTGTGTCCTTCAAACGTCGCCGGCTGAATGTAATTTTGAAGTACCCATTCTTTGTACTCGGCATTCTGGGCAATCCACTCTTCGGCTTCCTTTTTGGTATGTACGAGCGCAATACCCATTCCACGATACCCTTCTGTAGGCTTGAGGATTTTTAGGGATCGGATAATAGGTACGGTATCCGTAATAGTTTTTGATGCAGGAACCCAAGGGTATCCGGCAAACCGTTCATACAGCCGAGACTTTACAGTCAGAATGTATTTGGAAGGACCTGTTACTACATTCAGTAACTTGACATTCGGGTTCGTCTTTAACGGAACTATGGGAATAGCCATAAGCATTTCTACATCTGCATCACCCTTCACTTGTTTCCACGAAGCAGGCACACTGCGCCGAAACAGTTCTTGAATTTCAGTATCTATTTCTTTGGTATGGGCATTGAACCGATAGGTCACCATTATTATAAGTACAGATTCGTTAGAATTAACGACTTTAACACGTTGAGTCTATACTAAACAAATGCCCCGCGAGACCCTACCCAAGAAGGAAACCGACGGAACCGTTATTGATTACCTTGAGGAAGATCCCGAGATTCCCACCCAGCGCTACTGCATTATTTCCTTCATCTCTCCGGAGAAGGTCATTAAGCAGAAGGATGAGTTCTACAATGAGAAGTTTGTCGAGTGGATGGCGTACGAGTGGAAGGTCAAGGGTCTGGAGCACCTCATGGCTTTTCTTGCCAAGAAGTATTCTTTGAAGGTTGATGATCTTTTTAAGGATATGGAGGAGTTCAAGAAGGTACATGAGACCGAAGTCAAGAAGACGGATGTGCATGAGCAGTACCAGGTTTTCCTCTTGAAGAACGAGAAGGAGCTGGAGTCTCAGTTTTCGGAAAAAGTTGAGTTCCAAACTAACGTTCGTGGCGTAAAGGTTCGTCGTATTTTTGCGAATTTGGAGGAGTGCCAGACGTTTGCTAAGGTTCTTCAGCGCCGGTACCCGAACGATAACCTTTACATCGGTAAGGTTGGTGCCTGGCTACCGTGGGATCCGTCCGAAAACATGATGCCCGAAGTAGAGTATGCCGAGAAGGAGCTCAACGAAATGATGCGCCGCTACAAGGAGAACGAGGTGAATCGTGAGATCTTTTTTGAGGAAGAGAAGGCTCCGCGCATTGAGCAGCAGAAGAAGGAGAACGAGGAGCGCCGTCGTAAGAATTTGGAGGATGCGAAGGCCGATGCCGGTGTTGCTGATACGTCGGATATCGGTCGCGCCATTGAGAACAACGTTCACCCTGCTGAAGGTGGTGTTCCCCGTGATCTTTGAGTTTCTAACGACGTTTGGTCTGACGGCGACGTGTTGAACGCTTTCCTGCACGGCCGAATATACCTTTCGCCTTGTTAAACAGATTTGACGCTACCGATTTTGCGGATACAGGTGCTGGAGTTCCCACATTGGGAACAACGGGTGTGGGTGAACGAGGTATCTTTTTGACCTCTATCACGTACTTACTCGCAATTTCTGCTAGAAAATCTGCGTCGGCTTTCCATGGGTCTGTCGCACGTGTAACGATTTTACCAGTCTCTGGGTTCAGCTGGAGTTTTATCTGATAGAATTGCCCGGTCACAGGATTAACAATGGCAACTAATGTGTATCTCTCGTATAAATGGTCGTCCGTGCCATACTTTAACACATTAACATCCGGAGCACCGTTACGACTTTTACTCAGCTCTTTGGAGAGAGATCCGTACTTCGTGAGAACATTCGTTAGAGCTTGGTTATCAAACCCAAATGATGTCATTATTTTTATGCAAGATTAATGTTTCTCTTTGCCCTGCTGCTTGACCGTGACCCAAGGACTGTTAGATTTCTTGCGCATTGAATCTACAGAGTACTCGTCCTGCGACAACATGGCGCTAGAAAAAGGTTTATTATCAGCCCACAGTGAATCAGCACACAGATGAAAATTAGGGTGATCGCTCGCCTTATACCAGAAAACCTGATCTTCAAGGCGGTTCGACTGAACCCCGTTGCAGATTACGAGGCACTCAAAATTTTCCGTACACTGGTCCATAAATTGGCAGAACATTTCAAATGTGGGAAACATACCTGCATAATTCTCGTAAATACGTCTGCGGTTTCCAAGAATGTTTTCACGCAAAATAAAGATGAAGTCTACGTTCGTACGCAAGTTAGGTGTAATACCTAGCGGGTACTGCATAGTAATAATGGTCATCACATCAATATGACGACCGTTCATGAAAATGTAGCGCGTAGACTCTTCTTTGATCCACGAACCATCAAACAAACAGTCGTCCAGAATGAGGAACGCGCGTGGATCGGTAGACGAACTTCCACCTGACCTTTTCTTCTCTTCGTTACGCGCAGTTTTTACTCCTAACTGACGCTTGATGACGTTCATCACGATAGAAGGTTGGTACTTATCGTGAATCAGTTTGGAAGGAACCATATGCTGGAAAAACTCGTTCGCGACCTCAGTGGCTGAAATCACTGTTCCAATTGGGAAGCAATGTTGAGTATTAAATAGAATATCGCGGACTAAGAAAGATTTTCCAGTATCTTTCTTACCAATCAGAACAATCATTGGCGACTTTCGCGAATCTATTTCGCACCGGTCTTTCAACATATCAATATTAAACTTCTTTATTTGGAAGTTCATCTTGCTTTAGTGCGTGTACTTTTTAGTTTATGTTTGATACGCCATAATAATATGGTTAAGCGTAAACCTTCTGCCGGAAGCGATCTCCGGACAAATTCGGTTGCCCTCTCACTCCAGAGGTACGATACCAAGAGTCTGAAGGCTCAGAACTGGGGTATCCAGCACCTCCAGCCATTCTTTCCAGCTATTCAAAAACTGTTTAAAACCGAAGTTCGCGACTCGCCCCAAGAGTTCGGGTTCAGAGTCAATGAAGGTATTGCCACCATCCTCGATGCAGAGTCAATTAGGACTACGAAGGGAAATACGGTAGCTGTTCATCGCAAGACCACTATGCTTTTGTCACCTTACAAATGGATGCAGGGAGATTACGGAACGTCGCTAGGACTACCTACTACTGAAGAAGAATCTGCCGAGATCTGGCGAAAGATCCAAGATCCTAATAATGCCGCATACGTTGGTGCTTTGTTATCAGTAGTTCTAGCCCAATCAGGATGTCCTCATTTTCCAAAAGTGTATGGCGTATTCACGGGAGTCTCAGAAAAGCATACCATAGATATATCCGATGATTACGCCGATTTGTCAGAGCGCTCATGGTTTTCCTCCAATATCGGAAAAACATTTGAGGTCAAGGTTTCTGATGAAGTTCATACTGGATTCAGTCATACACGTGGTGCGCGCGCCAGTGTTCTTCTGGGAGAAGATGCTGTTTTAGAAGGTGTTCAGGAAATGGTGGTAGAAAATGTGGTGGCCGAACCTGCTGAAATGAACCAGATGATGCGTGATTCCGATGAAGAAGACGATGATGAGTCTGATAGTTCTAGCGTATCTACTTCCTACGTATTTGGAATCAAGTCTTGCGACTGCGAGTCAGATGATGAGGATGAGGAGGGAGATGAAGATGACGAAGGTGAGCCGTTTGCGTGGGCATCGTTCACGAACGTTCCTGTCCAAATAACGGTGATGGAAAAATGTACTGGAACGTTTCATGAATTATGTGAGACAACGACCGACTCAACCAAACATCTAGCGTGGATATCCCAGGTTATTTTTGCTCTAGCCTATGCTCAGCGGAACTACAGTTTCACACATAACGATTTACATTCGAATAACGTGATGTACGTTCCTACAGATCGCGAGTTTATGTACTATAACTGTGCTGGCGTATTTTACCGTGTTCCGACGCACGGGTACCTCATTAAACTCATTGATTTTGAGCGCGGAATCGGGTCAGTGAAAGTAGTGGGAATGAAAGAGCCAAAACTGTTTATGAGTGATCATTTTTCTATTGAAGAAGAGGCAGGAGGACAGTACAATTTTGATCCGTGGTATATTTCCAAACACCCTGAAATCAAGCCTAATCCTTCTTTCGATCTAGTACGTCTGGCTACCTCTATGTTCTGGGATCTGTTCCCTGAAGGACCTGATTGTTTGGAATACGGTACGAATCCAGTATTTTTGCGCTTCATTAAATGGATGACTACCGAAAACAATGATTCGGTCTTATTCGGAAAAGACGAGGCTAAACATGATCGGTATCATGGCTTCTATCTTTACAAGGCGATTGCTCGGCTCTGTAAAAATGCAGTTCCACGAACTGAAATTCTTTCTTTGAAATCTGTTTATAGTATTGATTCAGTCCCTGCAGGGGAAGACTGTTGTATCATTGAAGCTTAAAAAGTTGGCTTTCCGACAAACATATCCTGAACACTGGGGATCTCCATATTTTTTACAGCATCCGTAACTACATCCGTTGTGGTCGCAAATACTACACCGGCGGTAATAATACCTCCAAACAACGAAAGCTTACCTGCATCTAACCAATCAATCTTCTCACTCTTTGAGCGACGCTCGAGAGCATAAACGATAAAGCATACGAGCGCAACAGACACGGCTGCAATAGGGATCATCATTTATTCTGCGCTCAATCAAAATTCTACATATTTAGAACGAGCGTCTCTCCCATCTTTCCCTCAATCTCCTTTAAAGCATCATCCTCCTCTTT